GTACTGCGATAGCGTCAGCCTTTTTATCCAGTACAAATGCGTCATACCGAACTCTAGCCTCTACTAATGCACCACTGATACCAGGTGCGTCATAGTTGATTTTGAACTCCTGCAACTTAACAGGGGAAGGAGTAGCAATCGGGTTAGTGATGAAGAAATCGACATTCTCCGGCATATAGGAAGTAGGAACTTTGATAGCCGGAATACCATCAATGTCACCCACAATACCGTTGATTGCGATTCTGGTTGCCATGTCTCCCCACTTTGTAAAGTGGTCATCGAGTTTAATCTTATTCAGATAAGACGGTGTAACGACTGCGATTCTGCCACCCTGCGGTGCTTTGTCATCATCAAGAACTTCCTGCAATGCAAGGAACTCCTCGTATGCGTTGGAAGAAGTTACAGCCTTTGTCAAGATATGGGACTGATTACTTACCGTTCCTGCTGTCGGTGCAGCCGCTACGATGACACCGATTCTGTAAGCGTCCATAGCCGGAATGACAAGGTTGTCAATGTTTTCAGCCAACGTCGCAGCCGCCTCCATTGTTCCATTGGTGTCCTGCTCGCTTGCAGCGTCAATCGTGTAAGTAAAGGACTTGTCCTGCGTTACAGTCATTTCCTGCTCTGCGTTTCCAAGTTCACCGGGGTCTCCATAACGGTTACTTCCCGTTGTCTTGTAATCATTGAGTGTTGCGAGATTTCTTGAGAATACCTTTACTGTCTTTACTCCAAGCCAATCAAAGCTGTTGTTAATCAAAGACTGTGTAAGTGAACCAAGTTTAAATCTCTCGTCTACGGTATCTGCGTACTTTGACGCAAAGTTAATTGCTGCCATGTTAATTACCTCCATTATTTGTTATTTGTATTAAATCTAGGGGCAACGGAATTAAACCCTTTTAAGAAAGCGTCATCATCTTCCTGTTGACCACCTGTTCCGGCGTTAATTTGCGGCATATTTTTCAACTCTTTCGCAACTTCCTGCTTAATTGAAATCTGCCTATACTCATTCTGAATTGTGGCAAGTGCGTCCATATCCCCAGAAATTTCAGCCTCAGCCGCCTTTACTGCAAGTTCTTCATTCATTCCCTGCAATGCGTATCTCGCTTTTGCCTCCGCTGTTTTCTTGAATTTCTCCAAGTCATCAATGTAGGCTTTCTGGCGTTCCTCTGCCTCTTTCTTTGCCTCTGCCTCTTGCTCCTCCGCTGTCTGCTTTGCCCTTAATGCTTTGGTGATTTCACCTTTTTCCCTAAGTGCTTTGTCCAGTGCAGTTTTGTTTCTCGCACCGTCCGCTTTAAGCTGTGCAATTTCAGCCATGAGACTTTCAATGGTCACTTCCTGTTTGTTTTCAGTGTCACCATTTCCGCTTTCCTGTTGTGATGTGTTCACATCTTCAACCTTTGCGTTTTCAGTTTCGTTGTTAGGATTCTGGTTTACATCTGCCATAACTATTACCTCTACTTTCTGTGTTTTAACGTGTTCTCTCACGATTCATAAATTTTTGTGGTTTTCGCTTTCTCTAGCGTTCGTGAAATTTATAACGCCCTGTCTCTAGGGCAATAAAAAAAGTGGGATACAATTTGTACTCCACTTGATTTCTAAAAATATTTACAACTGCAACGACAACCGATTATCTCTTTAGGCTTAGCACCCATCGAGTTATCTTTTGGAAACATCATCAAGCTGTCTCCAACAACAAAAGGTTGCTTTATTGGTAACTCTTTCCCACCTACCAACAAATGACTTTTCCTTTCCCTGTTGTCCTGCATATCAATCCATTTCTTTCTTGTCTTTCCCTGTTTGATTGCTCTTTCATAATCCATTGCGTTTAAAACGACATTTACCTCATTCTCCGCTATGAATGTTGCTCTATCCTCTGACGTGAAGTAATCATCGTCTATATGTTTCAACGTAACGTCAGTAACGGATTGTGTGAAATCGTCCACATACTCATCTAAGTATGATGTAAGTTCCACACTCTCAATCAATATGTTTTTGTATTTATATTTGAAATCCTCTATCATAGTCTCTGTATATTCCTGCAATGGCTTGTTTAGTGTGCCATTGTCGGCATATTCCTTGTAAGACTTGATAAGAAAGAATAGGAAAAGCAATGCCATCTCCATTTCTTTAGCAAGTTTCTTTCGTTCTTCCTTTTGTTCGTCTGACAAATCCATCTCACCAAAGTATTTGTCATAAGGGATTGATTTTGTTTTGGTTTCTGTCTCAATGTTATTCAGTTCTTCAAAACCAAGCATACAAAATCACCTCTTTACGCTATTTCTCTGGCTTGTCTAACTTTTGATTGCTCATTCCATCAAGCAGCGGACTGTTTGTTATTTGTGCCATATCTCCACCATCAACTGATTTTGGTTTTTCTTTGTCCTTTTCCTCATCATCTTTGTTCTCATCGCCACTATTGTTTTGTGGCTCTGACTTATCAAATAATGATTTCTGGTATTTTGTAATCATTTCCTTGCTATCTTCCCAAACTTGATTTACGTCCTCAAACAAATTGATTGCTTTCAAAGCGTGCAATCCATCTACTCCATGAGATAACAGGTTTCCAAGGCAAGTTGACTTTGTCACCATCTCATATGTTTTCTGACGTTTAATGTTTGGCTGTACGTCTATTGCCCTAAGTTTCAGCAATGGACTGTTCTTTTTTATGTCAAGCGATTTCTCAATCGCCTTTAAAACAACTTTGATTTCCTCCATCTTGCAACCACTGACAATGTTTTCCTCCTTGCAAGCGGAAGCCTCTGCCGCCTCCCAACCTGCCGCCTGTGAAGTTGCCGAACCAGTCGAACCGCCGGACAAATCACTTCTTTTCGGTACGTTGCATTTCTGCAATATCATATCTCTGCGATACTGTATGTTGTTCAAAATTCCATCATAGTCATAATTGACTGCCAATGGATTCACAAATGGAGTTTTTCCGTCTTGCGTAGTCCTTGTGATAATCCATTCGTTTGTCTGTGGATGGATAACATCTCCATTTTCGTCAACAGGAAACTCCACATCATTGCCATGCCAAATCGCTTGCGTATTCTGGTCAACGTCATTCGTAAAATCAGACACAAGGATATTTAGGTTGTCCATTTCGTCAATCTGACGTTCAAAACAACCAGTCCTGTCATATGCTCTTATCCACTCAATAATAGGAATAACGCCTAATCTGTTTTTGTATCTGTTATTTTCCTGCTCTTTCCATCTTTTGCTATTCTTCCAATCTCTCTCTGTTTCCTCAACTGGCTTTTCGTTTTCAAACTTTGCCATGTTTAAAATCTCGAATTTATCATCTTTCGTAAAACAAGTGAAATGATAATTCCCGATTTCATCTTTTCGGAAACTAACTGCAATCATAACTCGTTTATCAATGTAATAACTTGACCTAACAACAAATGTCCATCGTGGGTCTAGGATATTTAATGTAAAATAGCTGTCACCATCTTCATATTCGTTATTTACATCTATGAGTGTGTAACCAAGACCGCAAATCTCAACAAACCTTGCAAGTTGCTGTTGTTTCGATTTGAAGTTTTCAGCCTCGTAACACTCATTTAACAAGGAAATTGCGAGCGCCTCATCTTTTGAACCACTGTCTTTTTCCCCTCGTTGTACTATCGTGATTGGATTTCCCCAGTTAAATCCTAGTTTGAACTCTGTAACCTCACTTGCTACATTATCGCAAACCTCGATATTGATATCCTCACGATACGTCTTTTTGCGTTTCAACGGCTGATTTCCTGCCTCATACTTCAAAAGAAAATCACATCTACTTGCGTTCTTTGTGAATACAGGCATTGCCTTTTGCAAAATCGGTATTATGTTTTCACTTGTAATCACTGGAACATCTGTATAGATGACTTTCCTGCCATAATCAACCATTTTCTACACCTCTAATAAAAAATCATTCCACTGGAAGTCTCCCTCTGTGGAATGTCTGTCAATTTCGTCTTATCATTGCTAACATCATAGACAACTCGCTTTTTACATTTCCGGCAAGTTGCTATTATATTCATTGTCCCTCTGCCATCGTAGCGAGATACTCTCCTGCCACACTTAGGACAATATATTGTTTTCTCTTTATTCATTTTCTTTACCTCTACAAATCAAAAAGGACGTTACGGATCCGTAACGTCCTTTAGGGGAAGAATACTAAAACTATGAGCAAATCATGCCTGTTCGTTTTAATCTATTATTACTATAGCACACCAAATTTCTTGCAACAACATGAAATACTATGCAAAACTATGCAAACTACTGCACG